CAGGTGGTGACTATTTTGCTATCGGGGTAGGTGGTGCAGTAACCGGTAAAGGTGCTGACCTGCTGATAATTGACGACCCGCACAGTGAACAAGAAGCGGCGATAGCTGCAAGCAATCCTGAGATTTACGATAAAGTGTACGAGTGGTACACGTCTGGGCCGCGTCAGCGTCTCCAGCCTGGCGGAGCCATAATTATCATTCAGACTCGGTGGTCAAAGCGTGACTTAACTGGGCAGGTGCTTGAAGCAGCTATGCAAAGAGGTAATGAAGCTTGGAGAGTAGTAGAGTTTCCTGCCATATTGCCTTCAGGTAAACCGCTGTGGCCTGAGTTTTGGAGTCTTGAGGAACTTGAGGCAACACGAGATGCGATTGATATATCCAAGTGGCAGGCGCAGTATCAGCAGAATCCCACCTCCGAAGAAGGTGCGATAGTTAAAAGAGAGTGGTGGCAGAAATGGACTAAAGAAGACCCACCACCTACAGACTTTATATTGATGACTTGGGATACGGCGTTTGAGAAATCACAGCGAGCTGACTATAGTGCGTGTACTGTGTGGGGCGTGTTCTACCAAGACAACGACAACGGCGTGATGCAGGCTAACATTATTATGCTTGATGCGAAACGTGGGCGGTATGAGTTCCCCGAACTTAAGCAAGTTGTGCTGGATGACTATAACTATTGGCAACCTGATAGTATAATCGTAGAAAAGAAAGCGTCTGGTGCGCCACTTATATATGAGCTACGTGCAATGGGTATTCCAGTGATGGAATTTACGCCTACAAGAGGTAACGATAAGATATCTAGGCTTAATGCGGTTGCAGACTTATTTCACTCTGGTAGAGTATGGGCACCGAACACACGATTTGCGGACGAGGTTATCGAAGAGGTGGCATCATTTCCCGCAGGGCAACACGATGACTATGTGGATACCGTGTCAATGGCGATGGCGAGGTTTAGAAAAGGCGGGTTTATTTCAACTAATTTAGATGAACCAGAACCAGAGCGAGAGTTTAGAGGGCGGTCATCACGGCGCAATGCATATTACTAACAACAGCAGAGAAACTAAATGTTTGATAAAAGCCTAAACCAAGCACCACTAGGACTTGAGTCCTTACTCGGCGGCGATGAGCCTGACATCGAGATTGAAATTGACGACCCAGAAAGTTTGCATATTGCAATGGGTGGGATGGAGATTGACTTTGACCCTAAAGAAGAAACGGACGAAGATTTTGACGAGAACTTAGCTGAACTCCTAGATGATGGGGAGCTTTCGTCTATTGCAGCAGATTTGTTGTCTGACTTTGATGATGACGTGGCTTCTCGTAAAGATTGGATTACAACCTATACAGATGGTTTAGAGCTACTCGGTATGAAGATTGAAGAGCGTACTGAGCCTTGGGATGGTGCGTGTGGTGTGCATCACCCTCTACTTAGCGAAGCATTAGTTAAGTTTCAAGCTGAGACTATGATGGCGACATTCCCGTCAGCAGGTCCTGTCAAAACAAAGATTATTGGTAAAGAGACTTCTAGTAAGAAGGAAGCGGCGGTACGTGTTCAAGACGACATGAACCATCAGCTTTTAGACGTGATGACCGAGTACAGACCTGAGCATGAGCGTATGCTTTGGGGTCTTGGGCTATCTGGTAATGCATTTAAAAAAGTGTACTTTGACCCAAAATTAAACCGCCAAACATCTCTATTTGTCCCTGCTGAAGACATGGTTGTACCTTATGGTGCATCTAACTTAGAAACAGCAGAGCGTGTAACTCATGTTATGCGTAAGACTGAGAACGATATGCGTAGGCTTCAGGTAGCGGGGTTTTACCGCGATATTGACCTAGGTGAGCCTAGTAGTCAGCTTGATGACGTTGAGAAGAAAATTGCTGAGAAGATGGGATTTAGTGCAACGTCTGATGACCGATATAAAGTCCTTGAAATGCACGTTGACCTCGACCTTCCAGGATTTGAGCATACTGATGCAGATGGGGATGAAACGGGAATTGCACTACCTTATGTAGTGACTATTGAGAAAGGAAGTCAAGAGATTCTATCCATTAGACGTAACTGGGAGCCAGATGATGAAACCTACACCAAGCGACAACATTTTGTTCATTATGGGTATGTCCCTGGGTTTGGCTTTTATTGCTTTGGCCTTATTCATCTTATTGGCGCATTTGCTAAGTCCGGTACTTCTCTTATTAGACAACTGGTTGATGCGGGTACGCTAAGTAATCTGCCTGGTGGGTTTAAAGCGCGTGGTATGCGTATTAAAGGGGATGATACGCCTATCTCTCCTGGAGAGTGGCGCGATGTAGATGTACCAAGTGGTACTATTCGAGATAACCTGCTTCCACTTCCATACAAAGAGCCGTCACAAACATTGATGGCACTGCTTAATCAGATTGTAGAAGAAGGTAGACGCTTTGCTAACGCGGCGGATTTGCAAGTATCTGATATGTCGGGTAATGCGCCTGTAGGAACGACACTTGCTATTTTAGAGCGTACACTTAAAGTGATTACTGCTGTTCAGGCACGTGTGCATTATTCAATGAAGCAAGAGCTCGGTCTCCTAAAAGGTATTATCGCCGCTTACGCACCGGAGGATTACGACTATGACCCTGAAGAAGGAAGTAGAAAAGCCAAGAAGTCGGACTATACGACTACAGAAGTTATCCCTGTATCTGACCCTAATGCGTCTACGATGGCTCAGAAAATCGTACAGTACCAAGCGGTACTTCAACTTGCGCAAGGGGCACCTCAACTTTACAACCTGCCCATTCTTCACCGCCAGATGCTTGATGCTTTGGGGATTAAGGATGCGCAAAAGCTGGTTCCATTAGAAGAAGATAAGTTCCCTGTAGACCCCGTGTCTGAGAATCAGAATATCCTTAGATTAAAACCTGTCAAAGCGTTCTTAACTCAAGACCACAATGCTCACATTGCTGTCCATATGGCGATGATGCAAGACCCCAAGATTATGGGTACTCTGCAAGGAAACCCGCTACTTCCACAGATTCAAGCGACAGTCATGTCACACGTAGCAGAGCATTTGGGGTTCCAGTATAGAAAGGATGTTGAAGTACAGCTTGGTATGCAGATGCCTCCACAAGAGGATGATGACGGCGAAGATATGAAGCAAGACCCCGAAGTAGAAGCGGCATTGTCTCCATTACTTGCACAAGCGGCTACACAACTACTTCAACAAAATCAAGCTGGAGCAGCGCAGCAAAAAGCGCAGCAGCAAGCTCAAGACCCGCTTATTCAAATGCAGATGCAAGAGCTACAACTTAAAGCGCAAGAAATTCAGAATAAAGCGCAGAGAGACCAAGCTGAGATTCAAGTTAAGATGCAGCAGATTCAAGTAGACCGTGAGCGTATCGCAGCGCAATCAGCTACAGCAGATAAGCAACGTGAGATTGATGTACTTAAAAACGCAGCGCAGCTCGGCGTCAAACAGTCACTTGATAAAGGTAAACAGACCCACGATGAGAAGAAACTGCAAGTAGAAGCGCTTAAAAACGCAGCTGATATGACAATGAAGAAGGAAGACCAGCAGCGCAAAACAACTGTTCAGGCTCTAAAAGATGCGGCTCAAATTACCGCTAAGAAGACTGAAACCGAAATGGGGTTAGCTCACCAAGCGTATCAAGGTATGCTTGAGCGTGAACGCGCACAGACAGAGAAAGCGGAAACTATGGCTCACGAAGCCTACCAAAAAGCTCTTGAAAGAGACCATCAAAGACATCATAAAATACTCGATGTAGCGCACCAAGGTCACCAAGCTGAAGTAAATCGCGAACATCAAAAAGAACAAGCTTTTGCTAAAGGGGGAGAGGTAAAACAATCCGCCAAGAAACCTAAGAAAGGTGAAGAATAATGGACGCGTTTGATGTAGTGCTTAAGCACATTGATGAGAAAGTTATGCAACTTAAAGACGCTGTATGTTCTGAGCGGATTGACTCAATGGAAACGTATAAACAGATGTGCGGTGAAATACGAGGACTTCAAACAGCTCGTGGTTATGTACTTGATATAAAAGATAAATTAGAAGATTAGATAACATGGCCTTTCGCTTCGGGGTTTTTTAGAAATCGTTCGATGACAGCTTGGAAAGACAAGCACTATCAAGTCATATCAGACTGGCTCTATGGTGTAAGTCCTCACCTGATATGACTTGATAGTACGCGCATAGCGCACCAGTAATGGCCTGACGCTCGGAAATAGGAGACTTGGGAACGCTTGAAAGTACAGCGGCGAATACCGAGATTACTATCATGACAGCACGGAAAGACGGCGTATTTTTATCCCACAAACAGGAAACAAAATGTCAAAGATTTTAATTGGGTCAAACCCCAAAAATCCACAAGTTGTTGGTAGCTACGAAACAGAGGCTACTAACGAAGAAAAAGCAACGCAACTCCCAATGCCATCAGGATACAGAATCCTATGCGCTATCCCAGAAGCAGACAAAGAATATGAAGGTGGTATCGCCAAAGCTGATATCACGATGCGCAATGAAGAAGTACTTACGACCGTACTATTTGTTGTTTCATTAGGCCCAGAAGCTTATAAAGACACAAACAAATTCCCTAGCGGTGCATGGTGTAAAGAAGGCGACTTTATCTTAGTACGCCCC